AGCGGCGGGGCAGCTCGCGCGAGAATTAATTTCCGCCTCGGGCTCTAGGAATTGGGGGCCGCATGGGTTTGCGCGGGCCGGGCGCCGGCCGACAGCGAGCCGCGCTGGCCGCGGTCTCGGCGAAACCCGGAAAGGCGCCGTGGGAGAAGAAGGGGCTCAGCCGCGCCGAGCGGGTGATCGCCTTCGTCGAGTCGCTGCCGATCACGAAAGGCAAGCTCGCCGGCCGGAAGATGAAGCTGCTGCCGGGGCAGCGGCGGTTCATCGAGGACGTCTACGGCGAGAACCGGGTCCGCATCGCGATCAAGAGCGAGCCGCGGGGGAACGGGAAGACCGGGCTGCTGGCGCCGCTGGCGCTGTGCCACCTTCTCGGCCCGGAGGCCGAGCCACGCGGCGAGGTCTACTCGGCGGCGATCGACCGGCAGCAGGCCGGGATCATGTTCAACGAGATGGAGGCGATCATCTTCGCCGTGCCGGGCTTCCTGGCGCGGGTGAACATCCAGCGCTTCCACAAGCGCATCGAGGTTCTCGACGGCGACGGCAAGGGCTCGACCTACGAAGCGCTGTCGGCGGACGCCCGCCGGGCGCACGGCCTGGCCCCGAGCCTGTGGGTCTATGACGAGCTGGCCCAGGCGAAGGACCGGGAGCTCCTCGACAACCTGATCACCGCCATGGGCAAGCGCGACCGCACCCTCGGCGTGGTGATCTCGACGCAGGCCCCGAGCGACGAACACCCGCTGTCGCAGCTGATCGACGACGGCCTGACCGGCGCCGACCCGTCCATCCTGGTCCACCTGATCACGGCGCCGGAGGAGGATGACCCTTTCGCGGTCGAGACGCTGCGCAAGGTGAACCCGGCGCTCGGGATCTTCCTCGACGAGGACGACCTGATCGCGGAGGCCGAGCGGGCGCGGCGCATCCCGGCGTTCGAGCCGGCCTACCGGAACCTGCGCCTGAACCAGCGGGTCGACGCCTCGGCGGACAACCGGCTCTGCACGGCGGGGGTGTGGAAACTCGGAGCCGGGCCGGTGGACCTCGACGCGCTGCACGGGCGGCCGTGTTACGGCGGCCTCGACCTCTCGGCCAAGCACGACCTGACCGCGCTGGTGCTGGTGTTCCCGAGCGACGACCCGGAGCCGGTCTACACCGTGGTCGCCTACTTCTGGACCCCGGAGGGCCAGCTGGAGGCCCGGCCGCCGGCAGAGCGGGCGCTGTTCAGGGAGTGGATCGCCGCGGGCCACCTCGAGGCCGTGCCGGGCAACGTGATCCGCTACCGCGCCGTCGCCCAGCGACTGCTGGCGATCAAGAACCGCTTCGACCTGCGGACGGTCGCCTATGACCGCCACCGCATCGACGACCTGAAGGTGGACCTGGACGACCTCGGCGCCGACCTCCCGCTGGAGGAGTTCGGCCAGGGCTTCGTCAGCATGGCGCCGGCGATCGACTTCTTCGCCGAGTGCGCGCTGGAGGGCCGGATCGTCCACGGCGCCCACCCGGTGCTGACGGCCTGCGTCGCCAACGCGATCACGGTCTCGGACCCGGCGGGGAACCTGAAGGTCGACAAGGCCAAGTCGCACCGCCGCGGAACGACCCGCATCGACGGCGCGGTGGCGCTGGTCATGGCGCTGGGGACGGCGCGGCGGTTCGTTGATCGCAGTGAGAAGTCCTTCTGGGAAGCGGTAGGCGAGGAGGCGGCCTGAATGCGCAAGACCCTCGCCAGCGCCATCAACGCGACCCGCAAGGCATTTCCCGCCCTGGCTCGCGACGCCGCCGGTCTCGCCGGCGCGGTCCTGTTCGTCTACGGCACGTGGCTGGTCTACCGACCGGCCGGGTTCATGGTCGCGGGCCTCGCGCTCATCGCCGCGGCATGGCTGTCGGCCCGGAAGCGCGGCTGATGCGGGGGTTGTTCGGGGCGCTGGTCGACGGCGCCGAAGCCAAGGCGCAGGCGCTCGACTTCCTGCCGGGCTTCATGCTCGCGCGGGAAAGCAAGACCGGAAAGACGGTCAACTACAAGACCGCGCTGGAGGTGGCGACGGCGCTCGCCTGCGCGCGGGTGCTCGGCGAGGGCATTGCGCAGTCGCCGTGGAAGGTATTCAAGCGCCGGCCGGACAGGCAGGGCGCGGACGAGGACGCAGCGCATCCTCTCCACCGGGTCCTTTATCGGCGCCCGAACGGCTGGCAGACGAGCTTCGAGTTCCGCGAGCAGCGGATGCTGCACCTGGTGTTCTGCGGCAACGCCTACGCCTACAAGAACGTGGTCGGCGGCCGGATCGTCGAGCTGATCCCGCTGGAGCCGAATCAGGTCGAGGTTACCCGCCAGCGCGACCTGAGCCTGACCTACGTGGTCCGCGCCGACGATGGCAGCAGCCGACCGGTCCCCGCCGCCCTCATGTGGCATACCCGCGGCCCGTCGTGGAACGGCTGGATGGGCCTAGAGGCGGTGCGGATCGCCCGCGAGGCCATCGGCCTGTCGATGGCGCTCGAGGAAAGCCACGCGCTGCTGCACAAGAACGGGGCGCACCCGAGCGGGACCTACTCGGTCGAGGGCGCCCTGACGGCCGACCAGCACAAGCAGCTGACCGCGTGGATCAAGGACCAAGTCGGAGGCGCAAACCGCGGCGCGCCGCTGATCCTCGACCGAGGGGCCAAGTGGCTGGCGCAGCAGATGAGCGGCGTCGACGCCCAGCACGTCGAAACGCGCAAGCACCAAGTCGAGGAAATCTGCAGGTTTTTCCGCGTGTTCCCGCAGATGGTCGGGCACTCGGACAAGACGGCGACGTTCGCCAGCGCCGAGGCGTTCTTCGCCGCCCACGTCATGCACTCGCTCGCGCCGTGGGCCGAGCGCTTCGACCAGTCCGCAGACGTGAACCTGCTGAGCGAGCGCGAAGCAGCGACCCACTTCACCAAGGTCAACCTGCGGGGCCTGCTGCGCGGCGCGATCAAGGACGAGGGCGAATACTTCGCCAAGGCGCTGGGCTCGGGCGGGGGGCCAGCGTGGCTCACGCAGGACGAGGTCCGCGGGTTCATGGACCTCAACCCCATGGGCGGAAGGGCCGCCGAGCTGCGAGAGCCGTCGAACATCGGCAAGCCGCCGAAGACACAAGAAGAACCGGAGCCGCCGCCCGCGCCCGACGACGAAGAGGACGAGGACTGATGGGCAAGCCCAGCGCCTTCGACGAGGCGAACACCACGCTGCTGCCGCCGCCCGGCCGCGAGTCCGACGTGCTGCCGCTGCCGATCCGTCGGCTCGACGGCCAACTCGTCTCCTGTTGGGAGGTGACGCCGGAGGAGGTCGACGAGATCCAGCGCACCGGAAAGGTTTGGCTGTCGATCTGGGGCGGCGTCACGCACCCGCCGGTCTACGTCACCGGCCTCAAGCAGGAAGTGGTCTGACATGGACCGAACCCCCGCCAAACCCATCGTTCCGCCGTTGGGTCCTGGACGCCCCGTTCCCCACCATGGATCGGGTCCGGCGCAGCTGACGCCTCGGCCATCGCACTTCGCTTTGCGCGCTCCGGAGACCAAGGCCGACGAAGCCGGAATGTCCCGGATGGCGTTCGACTGCGAGCTCAAGCTGGCCGGCGACGGCGAGACCGGCACCGTCGAAGGCTACGCCTCCATGTTCGGCCTGATCGACCGCGGCGGCGACATCGTCATGCCGGGCGCCTTCAAGGCGACCCTGGCCGCGTGGAGGAAGAAGAAACAGCTGCCGCCGATGCTGTGGCAGCACGACCCCTACTCGCCGATCGGCGTCTGGACCGATCTGGTCGAGGACGACAAGGGCCTCAAGGTGAAGGGCGAGCTGGTGCTCGAGGTGCCGCAGGCCGCCCAGGCGCGGGCCCTGATGATGAAGGGCGCGGTGCGCTCGTTGTCGATCGGCTACCTCACCAAGGAGGCCGAGATCGACCGCGCCACCGGCGCGCGCCAGCTGAAGAAGGTCGACCTCTGGGAGGTCTCCCTGGTCACCTTCCCGATGCTTCCCGAGGCGGTGATCACCAGCGCCAAAGGTGACTTCGATGCTCCCGCCTGGGAGCGGGCCTTCCGGTCGGAGGGCCTGTCGAACCGCGAAGCGAAGCTCGCGACGAGCGTCGCCCGCAAGATGGTCCTCCGCGACGGAGGGCAGCCCGGGTCCGGTCCCTGCGACGGGGAAGCCAAGGACCTCCTCCTGTCCCTCCGCCGGGCCTCCGAGGCCCTGCGCTAAGCACGGAAACAACCACCATGATGCAGTACCGAAAGTCGGCCTTGCTGGCCGGCGCCGCCCCCTGCCTGGCCATCGCGCCGGAGCGCAAGGATGACGATCCCGCCGCCCTGGGCGCCGAGGTCAAGAAGGCTGTCGAAGGCCTGACCAAGACCTTCGAGGATTTTCGCAAAAAGAACGACGAGCGCCTCACCCAGGCCGAGAAGAAGGGGGAGGACGCCGTCACCAAGGACGAGGTCGAGAAACTCAACAAGGCGATCGACGAGGCCAAGGCCGAGGTGAAGAAGCAGCTCGACGAGCTCGAGGCCAAGGCCAACCGGCTGTCGATTGCCGGCGGCGCCGACCCCGAAGCGCTCGCCGAGGTGAAGGCCGCGGCCGCCTTCGCCAAGCTCACCGGCCAGAAGGACTTCACGGTCGAGCAGCTGAAGGAGTACCGCAGCGACCTCGACTCCTACCTCCGCCGCAGCGAGATCAAGGCGACCACCATGCAGGTCGGCTCCGACCCGGCCGGCGGCTACCTGGTCACGCCCGACACCTCCGGCCGCATCGTCAAGAAGGTCTACGAGAGCTCGCCGATGCGGCAGCTCGCCAACGTCGTCACCATCGGCACCGACAAGCTCGAGGGTCCGATCGACAACGGCGAGATCGACGCCGCCTGGGTGGGCGAGGTGACGGCGCGCGCCCAGACCGACGCCGCCACCTTCGGCAAGTGGGAGATCCCGGTCCACGAGCTCTACGCCTACCCCTGGGTCACGCAGAAGCTGCTCGAGGACTCCTCGATCGACCTCGAGGCGTGGCTGGCGGACAAGGGCTCCGGCAAGTTCGCACGCAAGGAGACGACGGGCTACTACACCGGCTCGGGCGTCAACCAGCCGCGCGGCGTGCTCAGCTACGAGTTCTCCGACGCCACCGACGCGTCCCGCAGCTGGGGCGTGTTCCAGTTCGTGAAGTCGGGCGCCAACGGCGCCTACGCAGCCACCGACCCGGCCGACAAGCTGATCGACCTGATCTTCGAGCTGAAGGCCGCCTACCGCCAGAACGCCCGGTTCCAGATGAACCGGCGCACCATGGGGTCGACGCGCAAGCTGAAGGACGGTCAGGGCAACTACCTGGTCGACGTCCGTCTGCGCGACGGGGCCCTGGTCGAGACCATCTTCGGCTTCCCGAACGTGGACGCCGAAGACATGCCGGCGCTGGCGGCCAACTCCTACTCGGTCGGCTTCGGCGACTGGGCCGAGACCTACACGATCGTCGACCGCCTCGGCGTGAGCGTCGTGCGCGACAACATCACGAAGCCCGGCTTCGTGAAGTTCCACATGCGCAAGCGCACCGGCGGCGGCGCCGTCAACTTCGAGAGCGCCAAGTTCCTGAAGTTCGCCGCCTGACGGCGAGCGGCAGAGTCGCTTGACCAAATCGGCGCGCCGCTGGGGCGTGGCGCGCCGGTTCCAGACTTTCGGCCGCGGCTCCCGCCTCGGCTGCGCCCCGCCATCTCTCATTCGGAGACCCATCGCCATGCGCGACCTCGCCAACAACATCCATCTGGCGCGGGCGATCAGCCCCGCCGTCGCCGGCGCGGCCGACTCGCCGCTCGTGTCGGAAATCATCGACCGCCGCGGCTACGACAGCCTGGTGTTCGCCATCCTCGCCGGCAGCCTCGCCGACGCCAACGCCACCTTCGCCGTCCTGGTCGAAGACGGGGACGAGTCGGACCTGTCCGACGCCGCCGCCGTCGCCGACGAGGAGCTGAACGGGACCGAGGCTCTCGCCGCCCTGACTTTCGCGGACGACAACGAGCCGCGGAAGATCGGCTACGTCGGCTCCAAGCGGTACGTCCGCCTGACCGTCACGCCCAGCGGCAATACCGGCGACGTCTACCTGTCGGCCATCGCTGTGCTCGGTCACCCCGAGTTGCGCCCGACCGCGAACCCGCCGGCGTAACGGACGGTAGGGGGCGGCCTGGTCCGCCCCCAGTCCGGCCACGTCACCAGGAGACAGCCCATGCCGACCGTCACCGTCCGCGTCCTGAAGCCCTTCCGCTACGCCCACGATGGCGTTCGCGGCGTCGACCTGCAGCCCGCACAGGAGGTAGAGGTCCACGCCGATCTGGTCGAAAGCCTTGTGGCCGACGGCTCGGTGGAGGCGAAAGAAGAGGCCGCCCCTTTGGCTGGGCGCCAGACTGGCGAGGGCGAGCCGTCGTCATCGTCGGAGGTGGCCCCAGCGCAGCGCAAGCGTCGCTCGAAGTAGCCCGCGGCCGCGCCACCGCTCTCGTCATCAACGACGGCTGGCGGCTCGCGCCATGGGCCGATGTCCTCTACGCCTGCGACGAACGCTGGTGGCGTCACCACAAGGGGGCGCCTGATTTCCGCGGGCTGAAGGTGACCCAGGACGCCGCCGCGGCCCGCAGGTTCGGACTTCACCGCGTGGAGCTGCTCCACCGCCATGAACTCCAGATCTACCGGGTCGGCGTGATCGGATCGGGCGGCAACAGCGGCTTTCAGGCCCTGAACCTCGCCGTCCAGTTCGGGGCCAAGCGCATCGTCCTGGTCGGCTACGACATGCGGGTAGATGCCGGTCTTCACTGGCACGGCGCTCACCCGCACGGGCTCAACAACCCGAGCGCAGGGTCTGTGATGCGCTGGGCCGCCACCCTCGACGCGCAGGCTCCGCTGCTGAAACGCCTCGGCGTCGAGGTGCTCAACGCCTCGCCCGTGTCGGCGCTGAAAGCCTATCCGAAGGTGAGACTGGAGGACGTGCTCGATGGCTGAGACCGAAGTCGAGCGCCTCACCGTCGTGCTGGACGAGCGCATAGCCAGCCTGGGGGATGCGATGGACCGGGCCAAGGCCAAGGTGCGCAGCGCGACCGACGACGCCCGCCGGGCCGAACACGCCAAGTACGCGCGCTCCTACCGGGAGCCGAAGTACCGGATGAAGGCGCAGCGCCTGACCGACACGATGGCGGATATCGCGGCGCTGCCGTGCCGGGGGGCGTTCCTCGACGTGTCGTGCGGGCGCGGGGAGACCTTGGCGAGGGCCAGGGAGATCGGGTTCGGCCCGGTTCAGGGGACCGAGGTCGTCGAGGCGCTGCTGGGCGGCGACGTCATGTACGCCGAGGCGCACGATCTGCCCTTCGCCGACGACAGCTTCGATGTCGTGACCATGTTCGACGTGATCGAGCACCTGCTGCCCGGCGACGACGAACTGGCCTGCCGGGAGCTGGCGCGGGTCGCGCGCCGCCACGTGCTGATCACCGCCAACAACAAGCCGAGCTTCAACAAGAGCGGCGACGACCTGCACATCAACAAGCGCGATTACTCGGTCTGGCACGACCTGTTCTGTAAGTGGTTCGCGCCCGGCCAAGTCGTCCGTCTCCCCGGCGAGCGGGTCTCGCCCGCGTGGCGCATCGACCTGTGAAGGCGTGCATCGTCGCCCGGGCGTCCTCGGGCCACCAGCGGGAGTGGGGCGGCGCCTTCGCCGCGGGGCTGCGCCGGCACGGCTGGGAGACGGAGATCACCGAACAGGCGCACCGGGCGGACCTGCTGGTGGTCTGGGGCGTGCGCCGACGCGAGGAGATCACGAACCAGCGGCTGCGCGGCGGCGAGGTGTGCGTGCTGGAGCGCGGCTACCTCGGCGACCGGTTCCGCTGGACGAGCGTCAGCTTCGGCGGCGGGCTGAACGGCCGCGCCGAGTTCAGGGGCCGGCAGGACGACCCGGCCCGGTTCAACGACCACTTCCGCCCGCTGCTGAGACCGTGGAGCGATCGCGCGGGCTACGCGCTGCTGATCGGCCAGGTCCCGGGCGACATGAGCCTCGCCGGGGCGGGGGGCGACCTTCAGGGCTGGTATCGGGAGACGACGGCGGCGCTGAAGGCGCGGGGCTGGGCGGTGCGCTACCGCCCGCACCCGCAGGCGGTCGGCCGCGGGCTTCCCTGCCCGATCCCGCAGGGCGCGCAGCCCATCGGGGGCACGCTGCAACAGGCTTTCGACGGCGCCGGGCTGGTCGTCACCTTCAATTCGAACACCGCCGTCGAGAGCGTGCTGGCGGGCGTGCCGACCATCGCCGTGGACGAAGGCTCGATGGCCTGGCCCGTCACCGGGCGCGCGCTGGACGAGGTGGTCCGCCCCGACCGCGAGGCCTGGGCGACGGCGCTGGCCTGGAAACAGTGGACGCTGGACGAGATCCGCACCGGCGACTGCTGGGCGCACGTGACGGAGGCGACATGAGGCTGACCCGCGTCACCGCGCCGGCGGCGATCATCCCCGTCGCCGAGGCCAAGAAGCACGTCGGCGAGGAGTCGACCGACTTCGACTGGCTGATCGAGCGCATGGTCGCGGCGGCCACGGAGATGGTCGACGGCTGGGACGGCCTGCTCGGGCGGGCGCTGGGCGTGCAGACCTGGGACCTCTACCTCGACGGCCACGAGGTTCCGGGCGGCTGCTGTCACCTGAAGCTTCCGCTGCCGCCGCTGATCTCGGTCGACGAGGTCGAGTACCGCAACGGCGACGGCGACCTGACGACCTGGCCGACCGCCGACTACGACGTCTACGGCGTCGGCGACCGCGGCCGCATCGCCCCGGCCGAGGACGAGACCTGGCCCATCGTGCAGCTGCGCGCCGAAGCCTTCCGCGTGCGCTTCACCTGCGGCTACCGCGCCGCCGACAACGACAGCCCGGCGGTCTATGTCGACGCCACGCCCGACGCGATCCGCTCGGCCATCCTGATCATCTTCGCCGACCTCTACCGCCACCGCGGCGACGGCGAGGCGCAGCGGCCCATGCCCGAGGCGGCGATGCGGCTGCTCCACTCCTATCGCGCCTGGACGATCTGAACCCTCTGGAGCCCCGGCAATGCCCAAGCCCACCCTGAACAGCATCGGCGACAACATCGTGGACTTCGAGGTCGGCGGCGTCGCCGTGGCCCGCGTCGAGACCACGAAGACGCTCTACCGTCCGCCGGCCGAGGAGGGCGGCGACCCCGAGCCCTACGTCGAGCACGTCGTCTACGAGTGGCGCGCCGCCACGGCCGAGGAGTCCGAGGCCATGGGCTGGGCGCCCGGCCACCTGCACTGGGCCATCGTCGCCCGGCACGAGGACCGCGACGAGGCGACCAACGAGGCCGCAGCCCTCGCCGCCAGCGCCTGAGCCCACCCGTCACCGGGCGCCCGCCCGCCATCCACCCTTCAAGGAGTAAGCGCCCATGGCCGCCTCCGTCGCCGACCGCGTGCTCGATAACGGCCTGACCGTTCTCGATACCGAGGCCACGCACCTCTACATCTGCTCGTCCGAGCCGACGACCTACACCGAAGCCACCAGCACCTACGCGCTGGGCAACAAGAACTTCGGCGCCGGATCGGTGTTCGGCTCGCCGGCGGCGGGCTCGCCCAACGGCCGCAAGGTGTCCTCCGTCGCTGTCACCGACGGGACCGTGACCGGCACGGGCACGGCCGGCTACGTCGGCGTGACGGACAACGCCAACAGCCGTCTGCTCGCGGACACGACGCTTTCGGCGTCGCAAGCCGTGACCAGCGGCAACACCTGGGCGCTCGGCTCTTTCGACATCCGCCTCCCGAGCCAGGCGTAAGGTCCGCTAGATGCCCGCGCCCGCGTTTCGCTCGGCGGGAACCCCGGCTTCGGGCACAGGCGACGTCACCCCTGCCCTGCCGACCGGGTGGGCCGAGAACGACATCTTCCTGCTGATCGCGGAGACCGACCCCTC